GTAGAACTGGTGAGAAGTACGAACTAGCTGATGAAGGTCGTAGTTTCTTAAAGGCTATATAATTAAACAGGTAGGGGTATCTTAGTAATGATTGATCCAGTAACAGCAATTAGCATAGCCACTAACGCCTTTGGCACGATCAAGCGTATGGTAGCTGCGGGTCGCGCTGTTGAGGATACAATGGGTCAGATAGGCCGATGGTATGGAGCAGTAAGTGATTTAAATGAATGTCAGAGAAGAGCAGAAAACCCGCCCCTGTTTAAGAAGATTGTTGCATCACAGTCTGTTGAGCAAGAGGCAATGCAGGTATATGCTCACCAAAAGAAGATACAGCAACAAGAGAAAGAACTCAGGGAACTCCTGATGTATTCCTATGGGCCGAATGGTTACAAAGAGTTGGTCGAGTTACGTAGGAAGATTAAGGAGCAAAGAGAGAAGACTGTGTACGCACAGGAGCGTAGACGTAAGGCAGTGTTTTGGAACACAGTTCAGATTACAGGAATACTTATATTGGCTATAGGTGTTTACTCTGTGTTTTCTTGGATTATAGGTCAATCAAATGGATGAGCAAACAAAAGATATGTTAGATGTAGCAGCAGCTTCAACAGCAGTAGCCTCGTTGACCGCATGGTTACCGCCTACAGCGTCCTTACTGACGATTATATGGTTGGGTATTAGAATATATGAGTCTGATACTATGCAAAGTATGTTTAATGAAACAAAAGATGAGGATAAGTAATGGCTACTAGGCGGCCTCGTAAAGGCAAAGCCAAAGTAAAGATCACTGCTAGTGGTAAGAAGGTTAGCTATGGTCAAGCAGGTAAGGCTAAAGGCGGTGGCCCTAGAGTAAGAGCAGGTACTGCTAAGGGCGATAGCTATTGCGCTCGTAGTCTTGGGATTAAGAAGCGTCTGCCTAAGAAGAAGCAGAACGATCCCAACACTCCTAACAATCTTTCACGCAAGCGTTGGAAATGCTCTGGCGCTAAGTCTAAGAGGTAATATGTACATAAAAGTGCAATAAGTGTACACATATATGTACATAAAACTGTAAAGAAATAAATAAGAGGCTATAATGGGACTTGAAACGGCAACATACATAACTGACTTAGTGTCAACTAATCCGCTAGGGACTGACAGCAAGGCTCAAGGCGATAATCATATTCGTCTATTGAAAGAAGTCTTGCAAACACAATTTCCTAACCTTGGTTCAGCAGCAGTTACAACTACAGCAGCAGAGCTTAACCTTTTAGCAGGTGGTATATTTAATATAATATATCCTGTTGGAACTATCTATGAATCTACATCTAGTGCTAATCCTAGTACATACTTTACTGGTACTACTTGGGTAAGGTATGGTAATGGTAGAGTTACTGTAGGTCAAGACAGCAGTGATGGTTCTTTTGACAGCGTTAATGACACTGGCGGTGCTAAGACTGTAGCTTTAACTTCCGCACAGATGCCAAGCCATACCCACTCGTTTAGTGGTACGACAAGCACTAAGTCTCTAACAGGTAGCTTTCAGTTTACAGATAACGATGCTACGTACATGAAGTTGAGAGCTAAAACTGCAAGTGGTATTGCCTCAACTTCCAACTCTGGGTCTGCTCCTCACATAAGCTCGGATGGCGTACCTAGTTATGTAAACCTACCTAATCAAATTAACCTAGATGCAAGCCACAACCACACTGTAAGCGGTACTACAGGCGGTGCAGGTAGCGGCAGCGCACACGAGAACATGCCTCCATACTGTGTTGTCTATCGTTGGAAAAGGACTGCTTAATCATGGCATATAAGAAGGTAGAAGTATTAAGACCGCGAGGGGTTAACATTGACCTGTCTCCGTATGAGCTACCTAATGAGATATGGAGTGCGGTAAGTAATGTTGACTTTGCTAACCACAGAAGCAATAGAGCATTAGGTTATCAAGAAGTACTTGCTACTCCATCTATTACTCCTATTATTGCTGTGCCTTGGACAGACAATATTACTAACTTCTGGGTATACGCTAGTGAGGATAAGATATATAAGACAGATGGTAATAGTAATATTAACATAACCCGTCAGTCTGGTGGATCAGATGTAAACTACACTGGAGACTTTGATAGCGGTTGGACATCTTCTACATTTAATGGTGCGTTGATAATGAACAACAGGACAGACGCTCCTCAGTTCTTAGTGCCTAATGCTAGTAAGATGCAAGACTTGACTGCATGGCCTACTGGTTGGACTACAGGTGTTGTACGCCCGTTTAAGAACTACTTGATTGCCTTAGATATATTTAATGATGCAGGTGAGCCATACCCTTCTATGGTTAAGTGGAGTGATACAGCTCCTTTAGGTGGCGTACCTACTTCATGGGATGCTGTAGACCCTGCTGTACAGGCGGGTTATAACATTCTTCCAGATACCGCAGGTCGCTGTATTGATGGTCTTGCTCTTAATGATACGTTCTTTATCTACAAGAGTGACGCAGTGTGGGCTATGCAGTTCATAGGCGGTAACTTTATATTCTCATTCAGGAAAGTCTTTAGTGATGATACGGGTGTTCTTTCTCGTGACTGTGTGGCTGAGTTTGATGGGAAGCACTTTGTCGTAGGTGTCAGTGATGTTTATGTACATGATGGTACTTCTAAGAAGTCTGTTATTACTAACAAGATAGCTAAAGCCTTGTACACTCAGATTAATCCTGACCACGTAGACAAGGTTAAATGCGTAGCTGACGTACCTCGTAAAGAGATTTGGATTTACTTTCCTACACAGGACAGCACCAACGGAGCAGCCAACAAAGCATTGGTGTGGAACTGGGAAGTTGATGCATGGGCAGAGCGTGATATATCTGGGGTGTCTTATATATCTACTGGTGTAGTCATTGACGATAATACAAATCCTTCTATATGGGATGCTGATACAGGCTACTGGGATTCAGATGGTACTCCTTGGGGAGAAGAAAGGTTTAATCCATCTGCTAAGAGTTTGTTTATTGTTGGATATGATACGCCTAAGTTCTACAAGGGTAATACGGGACTTACTATTAATGGCAGCACTACATACACTACTACATTTGAAAGAATAGGTATAGACTTTGGTGATGACAAAGGATACAAGTATGTTAACACTATCTATCCGCACTTTGTAGGTGAAGGTACAGTTAACATATCTATAGGGTCAGAGAACAACCAAGGTGAAGGTGTGTCGTGGTCTTCTCCTCATCCTTTTGTAATAGGACAAGACTACAAAGCTAACTTCCGTAAGAGTGGTAGGTACATAGGTATTAAAGTAGATTCTGCTAGTGATGATATCTGGGCATTAACTGGATACAGTATTGAGTACAGTACAGAGGGTTCAGAATGAGACTTGAGTATGTGCCTCTACCTCCTCCGCAGGATATGGAAGCGTACCCTGTCTATATAAACAATGAGCTACAGCGTATCGCTAGGTTCTTAGGTGGTATTAGCGAGACACATGAGACAGGTATGTTCCTAGCTACGTCAGGAACTACTATGGCACTTAGTACTACTCCCGCTACTATTACAGCCTATGACACTGTAAGGGCAGATGAAGAAGGTATGACGGCTAGTCACTCAGCAGGTACTATTACTTTCCTGTCTGACAGTAAGTATACATTAACCTTCAGTGCTAATGTTAAACGTCATGGTGGTGGTAGTTCACCTGCGGCTATTGGTGTTTATTTAAATGGTTCGTTAGTAGCAGGTACTTTACATACCATGAACTTCAGCGGCTCTGATTACTTACCTATAAGCTTTACTTCTAATGGTACAGTAAGTGCAGGTCAAGTACTAAGTATTAAGATGTACCTAACATCAGGCACAACTGATGTAACCTTTGATACATTAGATGTAAACGTAACAGGTAAAGCCATTGACGTATAAGGTTACAAGAGTTACTACAATAGATGAACTGGTTAGTAACAAAGATAAAGTATTACATTACTTGAATAAGGTATTAGTCAAAGCACCTGAAGTAACTGTTGAAAGCGTGTTAACTAATATTCAGAAAGGTGATAGCCAACTGTGGTTAATTACTGATAAAGATGTAGTAGGTATTGTAGTAACTAATCTTGTTACATACCCAACCACTAAGCGATTGCTTATACATCTACTAGGTGGTGATGGTGCTGAAGAGTGGGTACATTTAATTAGCGAAATAGAAGAGTGGTCTAAGTCAAAAGGATTAGATGGAATTGAGATACAAGGTAGGAAAGGATGGCTTAAACTGCTTCCTGATTATTCTTGTGACAGAGTATTAATGATTAAGGAGTTTTAAGATGAGTGGTGGCGGTAGTACAACAACAGTAGAATCAGAACAGAAAAGTAGATTAAGTGACGAGCTGCGTGAAGGCGCTGTCCTTGGTTTAGAGGGCGCTACTAATCTATACAATCAAGGCGTTGAAGGTATCTATCAAGGTACACAGCTTGCTGATGAAGATCCATTAATATCAGAGGCTCAGCAGGGTTTGCTTGATATGTACAGCCCTACAGGTGGTCTAACTGATCTGGTTAATACTCAGCAGACTCAGCTTCAGAACATGTTGATGTCTGGTGATCTTGAGAATAACTCTATCTTTCAACAACAGATGGAGGATATATTAGGGGAGGCGAGTACTCAGTTTAAAAGGCAAGCTGTTCCTTTATTTCAGCAGGGTACAGCAATAGGGCAGTACGGTGGCAGTGAAGGTCAAGAAGGTCTTGGTTTGCTAGGTGGTGAGATTGATCGTAACACTCAGGAATCCTTAACCAAGGCAGCATTAGCGCAGCAGCAGCTTGCACTACAAGCCCAAGGATTAATACCTATGGCCTTACAAACTGGTGAGAGAGGCTTTGATGTTATGGGTCAGATTGGTGATCAGCGTGGTATACGCTCACAGCAAGAGCTTCTGAATGATATTAATATGTTCAATGCTCCTCGCTTGGCTGAGCTTACTAACCTATCACAGTTCTATGACTTCTTAGGAGCTAATCCATTAGTTGGTGAGTTTGATCAAGAAGGTTCAGAGAAAACTACTGTTAAGCAGAAGTCTGATCCGCTAGGAGCCGCTATGGGTATTGGCTTAGCTATGGCAGGAATGCCTATGGCAGGTGGTGGTAGCTTAGGTGGTAACTTCCTTGGAGGTATGATGGGAGGCGGTGGCGGTGGTGTTGGCGACATTGGTTCTCTTGCTTCCCGTGGTGGTATTAATAATCTTCCTTTTTAAAGTAGGTAAATGATGAATAAAGATGATGCAGTAATCCAGTTTCTACTACAGCAAGAAGGGTTTGAAACTAGGACATATATTCCAAAGGTTAACGGGGTTGTCGTGGGCAAGTCTGGTTTAACCTTTGGCGGTGGTATTGACATTGGTCAGATGGACTTGAGAGAGTACAAGGCGTTGGGACTACCTGATGCCTTAGAGTCTGCTATGCTTCCTTATGTAGGTAAGCAGGGCGATGACGCTGTAGCTATTGAGTATGAGTTGGGACACTTTAACATCCCTGCTGAGATAGCTATGAACATTACTCGTAGACATATTGAGAAGTCTAAGAAGAAGCTACGTAATGCTTTCCCTAAGTTTGATTCACTAGAACCACAACAACAGGCAGTGGCTCTATCGCTGCTACATAACTATGGTGCAGCTGCTCTTAGATACAAGACAATGAAGGCAGTTATTGATGGTGATTTGCAGACAGCTATTGCTAAGCTACGTGACCCATCGGAGTGGAAGAATGTCGAGCTACACCCTAGACGTAACAGAGAAGCTGACTTGCTAGAAACTTTGCTTGTATCTCAAATGCAACAGCAGCAACAGCAGCAAGCTAATATGTTTAACAAGGTAGGTGTATAATGGCAACTCCAAATATATTCAAAACAGGAAGTCAAGGTAAAGTAAACGCGCTTATTAATCAGGCTTTACAGTTAGGCGCTACTCCTGCTATGTTAAATACAGTTACGCGAGGGGCTATAACTCCTAACTATACTTTACCTACTGCGGTGTCTCAAAACGTACCTGTAGGTTCTGAGTTTGATGTAGACTTTAATGCCCCTTCTTCTAGGTATGTACCGGATCAAAGATCAGCTAGAGAAATACTTAGCTCTTCTACGAATCCTTTTGCATTAATAGGTAAGGGTGTAAACGCTGTTGCAAATATACCTAATATGTCTCTTCCTGCGCTAGTACCTCCTTATGATCCAGTAGCTAATCGCCAAGCAACACAGGCTTTAGTAGATCAGAATACTGCTAACCGAGCAATACAACAGTCGGCTTATGATGCTGATAAACAACAGCGTATCGCAGATGCTGATATCTCTGGTCTTCTACCTGATATGTCTTTACCTGATAGTGCCTATGATTTCGGGGCAGCGGTTCGAGCAGCTCCCGAAGATATTGCTCGTCACTTAATGTATCCTTTTAATCGGGCAGCTATTGCTGTAGAGAATGTGGGAACAGATATACTTAACTCTGACTTTGTAGGTGGTTTGACCGGAAGAGAGGAAGGTGTTACTTACACTGAAGCTAAGGACAAAGCTAAGTCTAAACTATCCCCGTCAGGTACAACAGACGATACGTTTAAAGAGGGAGCTTCAACACCTACAATAGACCCTAGCATTGCTTCTGCTGTTAATGATCCTTTAGGTTTAGGTACTGCTAAGATTCAGACTAAACTTAAAGACACATCTGCTCTTGATAAGTCAGAGGGTCAAGGCAGTGGTGCTGATAACTGGTTCGATGCTGTTAACGAGCGTGTTGACTTGATGGCTATGGGTGCTGCTATGTTGGCAGGTTCGTCTAGCGGTGAAGGTACTCTGGCTAACTTAGGTAAAGGACTACAAGCAGGTATTGCAGCTAAGAAATCAGCAGCTCAGACAGCTGAAGCTAAGAAGTATAGAGATGCTGCACTGGCTCTTGATGCTATTAGAGCGCAAGCTGCGTCACGTAGAGCTAAAGCGCAGGAGATGGCAGCGTTGGCAAAAGACCCATTAACTTATAGAGAATCAGTGGATGCTCTTTCTTCTGAGTTACAGGTAGCAGGTGCTGATGAATCAAACACGAAAGTAATATCTCAATATATGATGGGTAATCCTCAGGTTTCAGGATATCTACGAGGACTAGCCCCAGATGATCGTCAGTTTTGGATTAAGAACTTTGTTAGTAGCGGTCAAGGATGGGTTGGAGACGAGATTGAGAAGGGTAATGTAAATACGGCAGTAAACAAAGCTACAAAGAAACTTATGGGAATTAAATAATGTCAGAAGCGATAGACTTTGATGCACTATGGACTGCTTCAGATCAGCAGTTTGATCGTAACATTAGTCAAAGCCCTGATGGAATAGCAGATCAAGTAGGCGCGGGAGTTGACTTAGGTCAGGCGTTGTTATATAGAGGTGGTCAATCACTAGCAGAGGCATTCGGATTCGCAGACAGCGCATTCGGACAGGCTATGGTTGATGGTAAGAACGAGAACTTAGCAGAAGTAAACATGGTGAAGGCACATCCTCTGTATGAAGATGGTGAATTCTCCTTCAGAGGTTTACTGGATCAAGTTGCTAGAGGTGCGGGTACTATTGGCGTTGCCTTACCTGCGCTTGCAGCAGCCCCTGCCGCTACTTTAGTAGGTGCATCAGGTACTACAGGTGCGTTGGTAGCAGGTGGTTTAACATCTGGCTTTATGAACATCGGTGATATCGGTTTAAAAGCAGAGGACATGGATGAGGCATACAATGCTTCTATGGCAGACTTAGGTACTGGTCTTGCTTTAGGTGCGTTAGAGCCTTTGGCTGCTGCTAAGTTTGTTAAGGCTTTATCTCCTGCGTTTAAGCGTGTAGCTCCAGACGTACAGGATGCAATTAACTCAGGAAACGCTGCTGCTTTTAGTGGTGCTATTCGTAGTCAGGTTGCTCAAGCTCCTTCTGTAGGTAGAGCAATGGGTATTAGCGCATTAACGTCAGGCGCGACAGAAGGTGTACAGGATATATCAACAACTCTGGCAGCTGCTAACGCTACGTCTTACTGGGATGAGTTAGATATTGAAGAGGCTATGAAAGAGTCTGCGGTAGAGGCTCTGGTTGGTGGTGTGTTGGGCTTACCTTTTGGTGTAGGCTCTAGCGTTATGAACAAAGCTCAGAACAATGCAGACTTGTCGTTTGCCAAGCAGGTAGACGAGGGTATTATTGAGTTTGATTCTAAGACAGGCGGTTGGGTTAAGAATCAAGAGAAAGTTCCAGTTACAGAGACTAAGCTAGGTCACTTGTATTCTAAATACTTAGCCCCTTTCATGGGTGAGGCAGGAAGCAAGACTCTAAATCAGATAAATACAGATAAAGCTAAGAAGCTTATTGGTGAGTTTAACCAACAGCAAGGTTCTTTCGCACGTAGACTAGGAATCAAGCCAGTACACGCAGAGTCAATGGCGTTTAAGTCAACTTACAACAAAGGTCTAAGTACCTTCTTAACTTTAGACGCTGTTGAAGCTCAGGCTGTACATGATCAGCGTGTAATGCCAGAGGGAGAAGCTAAGCAAGAAGCATATGCTAACTTAAGTAAGCAAGGTAAGAAGGCATCTAATGAGTTATCTACTTTCTTAGACTTGACTATCAAGAATGACCTTAAGAATCTAGGTATAGATACTACTTTGTTTGAAGGCGGTACTTACTTCCCATTGCATGGTCGTTTAGATTACAAGAATATCAAGCAGAACAAAGAGCAGTTTATCAATGATGCTATGACAATAGCTCAAGAGCGTGGTGTCGAGCTTACCAGAGAAAAGGTAGAGAAGTACGTAGCTCGTATTGAAAGCCAAGGCTATGAACACTTTGGTATTGATACCGACACTAAGATACTTAAGAAGTACTCTGAAGAAGTAGATTCTTTTATTGAAGAGGGTATGACTAAAGAAGAAGCTCAGAAGAAAGCAGCTAAGAAGATGAACAACAGGGTAGGTAAGCGTAAGACTCAAGGCATTAAGGTTAACACTCAGAATGCTGTTGAGACTCATCGTATGTTGGCAGAGCTTCCGCAGGATTTCTGGAATAGTTGGACTGATCCTAAAGCCAAGGTTCAAGAGTCTATCTATTCTTATTATGAAATGATGTCAGAGAGACTAGCTCACGTTAAGAAGTTTGGAGCTAATAATGAAGTGTTCTACGAAAGAGTAGCAGATGTAATCAATGATGCTAAGCAGAAGGGTATCAACTTTAACGTAGAGACAGTGACTAATGACTTAGCTAACCTGATGAACCTATCTCAGCGTATCCCTACACGTAACTTAGATGTTACCCAAGGGGATGGCCTTAGAACTGCACAGAATGCTGTTAGAGCGGGTTTATCTGTAACCCTACTACCACTATCTCTTCTCCCTTCATTGGCTGAGGTGTTCGTTGTAGCCTCCAGAACGGGACAAACAGGTAAGACTGTTACTGCTGCGGGTAAACTGACAGCACGTATTATACGAGAGCAGTTTAAACATGGTCGTGGTCTGACGTTTAACGATGCAGCTAAGTTGGTGGACTCCACTGATATCATTGCAGACTTAGGCATGACTGCTTATGAGCTTAAGAACACAGCAGCTGCCCGTATTGGTGACAATGAGATTGGTGGTAGGATTACTAACTTTGAGAACTTCTTCTATAACATGACGCTAACGCCTCAGTGGACTGAAGCACTGCGTATGACTGCTGCTATTCAAGGGGAGCAAGCATTCAGAGCTGACTTAGTTGCTTACGAAAAAGCGATTAAGGATGGTGACGTTAAAGAGCAGGTTCGTATTGGAGATAAGTTTGCTGAAGCAGGTCTTAATATATCTCAAGCATATAACTGGCATCTTAGAGGCGGTAAGAAAGATAAGTTCTATGAAGAGCAGTTTAAGATGGGTGTTCTTAACGTAGTAGAGGACACAGTGATGCGGCCACGTATGGTACAGAAACCTGCTTGGATGTCTGACGAGCGGTTCAAGTTACTAGCACAGTTGAAGTCATTCTCTATTGTGTTTAACAACGTAGTGATGAAGGGTTGGTATAACCAGTTGATAGCTAACGGCACTCCTCCAGAGAAGATGCGTCAAGCAGCAGTAATTGCTCCGTACATAGGCATGATGATTGCTACTCAGATCATGGCATCTGCTTTACGTGAGTATGCTAAGACAGGTGACATAGAGAAGTGGGAAGATAAAGATGCAATGGCCCATCTTCTATCTGCTGTTACTTACATCGGTGGTCTATCGTTTGCAGTTGATCCCTTACGTGCTAGTAACTGGGGTGTTGACCCGACAAGTATACTGCTTGGCCCTGCTGCTAGTAAAGCTAATGACTTGTTGTCAGGTGTTGGGGCTATATTGTCAGGTTCACTCTCACCAGACGATGTGATAGGTGCTGTGTTAACTGACGTAACCCAAGGATTCCCAGCCTCTGGTATAATTAAAGACTTAGTGGAGAGCATATAATGATAGGCGTAACAGACTTGATAGCAGGTATCTTTAAACCCGCAGCGGGATTGATAGATGATTTGCATACATCAGAAGAGGAAAGACTAGCAGCTAAGACTAAGATGCTAGAGGTACAGGCAGCAGCAATGCAGCGTGTATTTGATTACGAGACACAAGCGTTAACTGCTCGTGCTACGATAGTAAACAGTGAGGCAACCTCAGAGAATTGGATAGCGTCATCATGGCGGCCTATAACAATGCTGACGTTTATGGTGCTTGCTGTTGGAGATTCGCTAGGATTACTAGCAACCCCTCTCAGGGATGAGGCATGGATGCTTCTACAATTAGGGCTAGGCGGTTATGTCGTAGGCCGTAGTGGAGAAAAGATAGCTAAGACTATTAAACACTCGTAACTAACAAGCCCCTACACCGCAATGGCATAGGGGCTTTTCTTTATCTGCTAGATTTCACACGCTCCTCCAGTACACGCTAATGTCTGCGCTCCTTCGGTAACATCACTAGCTTCTGTGATGTCCCACTCAATGCTCTTAGGCATTCTCTTCTTCATTTCTGAGAACTCTTCCTTGCTGATCTCTTCGTAGGGCGCTTGCTCATATGTATGATCACTAAAAGGCAAGAACGACACACCACTACAATCATCGAAATTGTTATAAAGCCAACTACCAATATTAAGAAACTCATCATCTCTATAATATACAGTAATAGATGGCTTATGTTCGCACCAATGTTTCTGATATACATCCCATAACTCCAACTGCTCCATCCCTGTTTGTGATGCAGACATGACAGCCCCTGTTGGTGCTTTCTGAGGGAAGCTAAACACCAGTGTTGAAGGTGATCTGTTGTCTACCTCTGACTCTATTCCCGCATCGCTGAGTACGCGACATAAAGGATCATTAATATCAGCCCTGACCCTCCTAACATAATAAGGAGCAAACCTTCCATGTATGCCAGAAGCACTATCCACAAGCTGAGACACAGTACCAGAAGGCTTAACACAAGTGATAGCGGCTGCTTGGTTGATGCCAAGTTTCTTAGCCCACTTCTTGTTTGTTGCAACAGCTTCTGCTTTAAGTGATTCAAGTAAGTCAGGAAGTCCATCTTTATATACCCCGTTGGTTAATTTACAGTCCTGTATCCCTGTCATGGATACGCCAAGTAATGCTTCCTCCTCCGTATTCTTCGCCCACGTATTCCGTAAGTATCGGAAGTTTGTTAGAGTAGCTTGCAGTGTTCCAAGAATAGTAGCAAGCCGTACCTTTCGCTTAAGGATGTCAGCTGTATCATTGGCTCGCACGACAACTTCGGATAGATTACAGAACTGATTTGGTCTGAGAATAATCTCGCTGCATGGGTTTGTTCCAAAGTCGTAATCAGCATCTCGTCTACCATTCTTTGCAGCCTGTCGTTGACTTGCAACCCTACTGAAGAAACCACGTTCTCCACTCCTACTTTCATATAAGCTACTCCACTCGTTTAGGAAAGCCTCAAAGTCAGGCTTCTCTGTATAACACGCAGAGTTGTTAGCTAATCCTCTATGAGGTGCATCAAGCCACCACTGACCATGCTTCGCTCTGCGTATGCGATCATCTGTCAGGTTGGATAAGCTTATTAATGCTGACCTACGTACACCGCCTACAACTACGATCTCAGCGATCTTACAGCACAGGTCATGTGCCTCTACACTTGATAGCTTACGCCCCGCTGCTGCTTTAAACAAAGCTACAGTGAATGTAAACAATTCTACTAAGGGTGCAGGGCCACTTGCTCGGCCACCAAAGGTCTTTAAAGGTTCACCTGCTGCACGTACTCGACTAACATCCCACGTAGGTACTTGACCTGCCTGTAGTAGGCTGATCAACTCTCTGAATGCTTTAGCCCATCCTATCTTAGAGTCGCTGACATGGATTGTCGTGTCTGTAGGGAAGAACTTCTCAGCAATAATAGGTAGATTACCTACATACTGACGCTCAACAGAGAACCCTACACCTGTACCGCACAACAAGATGTACATCAGCTCATCGAATGAACGTAGGCTGTCGATGGTAAGGTAGCTACAGTTGAACCCTGCTACATTGTCTCTATCTAACGCTTCACCCGCAGTCATCAATGCTCTCATCGATGGCATGACCTCAAGGTTGGTGATAGCTTCTCGTAGCTCTTCACCTGTCTTGTCGTCTAAGCTGCCGCGCTTCTTAAAGAATGAGATGTAACGATCTACTGTTTCATCCCATGTTTCCCTTCGCTGCTCTTCAGGAAGGTAACGTGCGTACCTACTTTTATGAATATAACTCTGATAAATATCCATTACTTCTTTTCCTTCTTGTCTTTTGATTTGCTGTCTTTAAGTTTAGTGTACTCTTTCTTAAAGATAGCGTCAAAGTTCTTATCGAATGTCTCACGATCTGGTATAGGTCGTGGACTACTGCCTTTACCTGACATAGTACCTCCTAGTGCAGGGTATCATCGTCATCGTGGCCTGACATATTAAGTATAAGACCTAGCTTAGATGACTCTAACATAAACACAGTGTCAGCTATACATACATTGGTAGCTACAGTGGTGTAGCCTTCAGGATCGGACACGACTAAAGAGAAGTCATACTGATCTGTATTATCTAAGTATGGCATTTGCTCTACAGCCTTAAGTATCTTAGCTTTTGTCGTGTTCTTATCCTTGTCTTTACTTTCAAACTTTCCCTTAACTACTTTCATTTAGTTGCTCCTTCTTAGGATAATGAATAACAACATTACACTTACAGTTAGGGCAGTGAAGATGAGTCTCCAAATCAAACACATCATCTTCGTGTCCGATAAGGTACTCATCTACCCAGTTCAGTTCCGTATTGCAATGCCAACAGTACATCAGTTGTTTTCCTCTGTTACCATTGCTGTTAGTTTATTTAAGTACCAACCTGCTTTCTGTAAATCTTGCACCTGCTTACCTTTGTAGTCATAGCGCCAGAGATACTTCATGCAGTTGCCCTTGAGATAGCCTTTGAATGCAACACTGGACATGGACTCTCGTATTGCATCAATACATTCTATCTCGCCCGTGTTGTAATGACTAGGATTATTAACTGGATCTAACTTTGCTGCTTCTTCTTCAGCAGGTTTAGCCCACTTATCTAATCCCGTCTTGGTTACTCTGTCCCACTCAGCGGGGCTTACGTCATTTAATCTCATTGTAAATCCTCTTCAAGAATATCCAACTTGTCTTCGATATTATCTTTAAACTTCTCGACTATATCGCTGCTAGATATATCTAAGACCTCAAGTAAACTTACCTCGTCAATCCTAGACAGACGTTCACATACTTCCTCAAAAGTGAGTGCCATACTTCTTCTCCAAATAAGACATGGACACAGGCATTTCATCAAACTGCCCTTTATTAACTTCGTGTAGCATCCATACCCCACGCCATGAACTATTGGTTTGATGGTTCAGATACTCCTCGTCATGCTGATAATAAATACCTGCAAACAAGCCAGTTATTCTAGAGCCATCGGCTCTTCGGTCATAAGCACATTCCCTATCTTGAACATGACCCATAATACAGCTCTGATGTTTCTTAGAGAGTAGTGCTTTTGCGCTGCTTACTGGTCTGCCCATGATACCACTGGTAAAGTAATGGCAGTAAGCAACGTCATCAATGATTACAGGCTCTAGGAAATCATACACTTCCCAACCGTACTCATTTAACTTCAGATCAGAGTACCCTATCAGTCCCTCTAGCTTTGGATCGCCTTCGATTGCTCGTGCGATACGTTGCTCATGGTTGCCAATAGTGAATACTAATCTAGGATTCCACACCTTCTTCCTGTTCTGACGTAGACGCTGCTGCTCTTCACGGATAGGCTCTAGGAACGCTTGCATACCTGCGTGTCCTGAGTCTATGTCATTAACATATCTCCTACCTTCAAAGCTCTTAGTGCCTTTGTCCCAACTAGAAAGGGATGGCATATCCCAGTGATCCCCAAGATGTATGATAACGTCAGGCTTCTTGTCAGCAGCATACTGCCCTGCCCAAGATAGATGATCGAATCCTGCATCGGTAGGTTTACACTGAGTATCAGGTATAACTAAATGCTTAGTCATTTGATTTCCTCGCTTCACGCTCTGCGTTGGTCTTGATCTGATGGCATGGTTTGCATAACACCTGTAACCCATCAGCTTCGCAGAACATATTCTCAACAAATTGAGGCAGGTCAGCATAGCTACGTAATGTACCCGCAGGTACTATGTGATCTACCTGTACTTCTTTATCTTTAAACCACTGCTTGCACTCAGCACATTGAAACTCAAAGCGATGACGCTTGCCAGTTACGGCTTTCTTAGCAGCTGCTTTAGCTGCATAGCGTGGTGGGAATCTGCGGTTTGCTTCTCTTAGTGCAGACCGGATGAATCCCCAGTATCTAGCTTCAGTCCATTTGCCTCCTGCTCTGGTGCGTGGCACTCTGGTTCGCTTAGTCATTTACCAACCCTTACTTGCAGCTTATCCTTGCTGTCGATATCTGCTGACGATGGTGCAGGTGGTGGAGTGCCACCTATTGGGTTAGCCCCTCCATACTCTGCTGACCTAGTGACAGGATCAACCCACCATTCATCGTGATACCTACGTAAGAATAGCAATCTAGCATTCTCGTATACAGCTTCAGTGTTTCCTTTGTAGCAGGTAAGCACTGCTTGGTATAGGTCTTCCTCAGTCTCACACCACTCTAATGCTTTAGTGGCCTTGACCTCTCCTATACCTACGCAACCTTGGATGTTATCCACCCTGTCGCCAGTAAGCATTTGCTTGTACAGGAAGTACACACCTTCCCACTCTGTAACTGTAGTCCACTGGTACTTGGTAAAGTTATAGTGTCTACATGGTACTTGCAGGAAGTCCTTATCTATACTAGCGATCACTGAGTCTTGTCCATGCAGTGTAGCAGCGATGGCTATTTCATCGTCTGCTTCCTGACCCTCGACAATAACTGCATCCCAGTTCTCAACCATGTAATCACGCAAGGCGTAGAAGTGAGATGGTTTCTCAGATGTCCTGTTACCTTTGTAAGGCTGTATCGTAGCCAGATCATTGCGGTAGTTCCCCTTACCAGTTAGGTAGAGTTGATATGGAGCTGCATCATCACAGCTCCGCACCAATGTCTCCATAACTAGATTGTTTAATTGGGAACATGCTACATCTAAGGTTTCATCTTGACAGGCAAAGCCTATGCGATAGCTTAGAATGTCAGCATCAATGAATAACATTAGATAACGTCATCCATATTAACTGCCTCACCGCCACCATCCTTGTCATAGATGGCAACCTCAGTTACTAGAAGCTTAGCCAAGCTAGGTGAAGTACCCTGCTTACCTTTGAAGTCCCAGTGGTAAGGCTTGATGGCAGCATTTGCTTTAGAACCATTGCCGATGAGAGAAGACTCGACAGGATCGATACCACCAAATGCAGGTTGGATTGGGTTGATTGACTTGACAGTCACGTAGTTACCGCGATCATCACCTTTGTTGCGTACTGCTATGCCCATATCAGACAGGACTTCCACTGCCTTAGAGGATAGCTTGCTGATGTCCACCTGATACTTACCAGACATATCATTCTGCTTGTTCAGGAAAGGCCAGTGCAGTTCGCAAGATACTACTACAGGTTTAGTGTCCATATTTGTTACCTCTGTTATTAACTATTAAGACTATGTGATATTTAACTGAATACATTTAACGTAATTTAATAAGCTTCTTCTTCTTAAGAAACTATATAGTAATATTATAGCATGAATTTCACCTCCTGTAAACATTATCTCTGAAATAATTAATGTGTTTCACTCCAGTTAGAACCTATGCGGTACTCTGCATCCATCGGACATCTCATATTAAGCTCGACACCCGCATCGATTATTGCTTGTCGTGCAGTTGAACCTACCAGTACAGCGTCATGCTCTGAACATTCTATCTGCAATTCATCATGCACTTGAGCCACCAGTTTATACTCAACACCCAGTGAATCTAGTTTATGACAGCAGTTACGTACAGCAACCTTCATAACGATAGCACCGCAACTCTGAAGCAATCTATTGAGAACCTTGTAGTCCTCATCAACCTTGATGAACCTACCATCAATACCATTGATACGCTTAGTACGTTCAGCGATACCCTTGGCCTTATCGATTAGCTTACGCAACGATGGCAGCTTAGTTAGGAATGTATCCCTTATCTTCTTACCTTCAGCAGACCCACCGCCTACTATCTGACCTAGCTTGGCATCACCTGCACCATAGATCAGACCATAGATCATAGTCTTAGCCATGCTACGTTCAGGTAACCCCGCTGCATTCTGGTTGTATGAGTGGATGTCACCCTCCAGTATCTGCCTAGTGTACTCATCATCATTCATATAGTGAGCCAAGCACCGCAACTCTAGACCACTAGCGTCACAGCCTACAAGTACGTTACCCTGCTCCACAGTGAAGCATTCCCTAGCGACTTTCAAGCTCGGTATTTGAGC